GTGCATAGCGCTCCGAATGCGGCGCAGCTTTAGTACCAAGGACATGTCGCGTCGGTGTGATACTTGTTAGCTCCTCGCCCTGTAGCGCAAAGAAAGATGGGACCTCGTTGGTTGTCTCTCCCCCAATGTGATCATCGGGATTCGCAAACTCAAAATCATCCCCACCCTTCGTGAACACCAAAATTCGGATAGAACCCGTCGTCGGTGCGGTGAGAGTTGTCAAGACACGAATCGTGAGTAGACCGTTATCGAGCAGGTCACGCCGCGTCAGCGCTCCCGAAGCACTCCAATTTGTGGTCAGCGTTTTGTCGACGTTCAGCCATGGGTACGCTTGGTGGTATGGTACCTCAATCTCGATATCATCTTCTTCGCCAATGTCCACAATCTTGGTGTACACAGAGTTGACATCTGGATTGGTCGTCGCAATGTTGCCCACTGGGTCGTATGAGATCTTCAAACGCCCTTTGTGGAATTTGGTGGCGACAACTTTGATACGGAACACCAATGAACCCCGCCAGTTGTAGAACATCTGGCCCACATACGACAGCGGAGTGTGGTACACACGTGTCCCAACTGTGACGCTAGCGGTATTGTTTACTGCAACCTGCTGGAACAGTGAGGGTGTCACACGATTTACCCAGAGCAAAGTGTCAACGGCAGTGGCTGTGTTCCAACTCGTGGCCCCTAGAAAAGACTCCTTCGATTTTATGTATGGCAAGGACAGCTCATCCTGAGCCTTGAGTCCATGCAACGTTGGATCTATGGAGAGTTCCTGTTTAGGGTCGAGGGAGAACTTCTGTACTGCAGTGCCGATGTTCGACGAAGCCAGCATAGGCGCGTTCATAGGCATCATACCGTGCACATCCGCGATGACAGGCACGTTCGTGTAGCCAAAGATTTTTGCGATATTGCCGACAGCAGTCGCTCCAATAGCTGTAGCACGTGCGAACGGACCAATATACGGAATGGTTGTCAACATGGAAGCAATTGATGCCACAGCACTCGCTGGTTTGGAGACAACACCCTGTGGTTCATCGTACTCATCACCTTGCAGCGCCAGGGCTGACGTCGAACACATCAACTCCACTTCGGTCATCCACGCAAACACTTGAACTGTGACTGCTGTGGTCCCACCCGATACAGCAACGATGAGCGGGGCGTAGACTTCAAAGTTCAATGTGCCAAACCCAGTGACGATGCCAGCGTTGGTCAGCTCCAGCCAGTTCTTGTTATAGAAAAACGGAAGCTCCATCTGCCCTCCCGCGTTGGCGGCAGGCGTTATGTAAAAACCTGGCTGTTGCGACAGTGGGACAAGTGTGGGTTCTTCAGAACCGCTCGGTGGATCTCGAATCTTTGGTCCCGTGAAGCCCAACAGTGGTGTATAGCAGACTCGCACAAGACCGGCTTGAAAGGGGGTTCCATTCACCATGACCTTCACATGCATTTTCCCTCGAATAAACGCGTAATTGTCGATCTTTTTCCTTATGTTCGCGTTGTTGAGAAACAGGAACCAAGGTGCGATGACACCCAACGTACCAAGAGGTGTGCTCGTGTTCCACGTAAATGTGGCAATTTGTGTGGGTCGTGATAGGAAAGCCCCAAGCTGCAGATCATCTGTTCCATCGATCTTGGCGACAGCACTGACAGACGAACCAGCCATGATGATCTCCCCCTCGGCATTGTCGATGAAGGTCACATTTTGACTGGTGGTCTCCAGGTGGGCTGCAGACGAAGATTCACCACCAACGTGGTCCATCTCTTCAGCCTGCAATTGAAAAAGAGTCTTATTACTCTGTGCACACGTGCTCTTATACGTATACACAGGAGTGGTATTTCCGGTAACCACTCCAACACTTTCTTTCTGATTTTCTGTGTTGCCTGACTATGAATTCAAGATGACGGACCTGCCAAGGCCCACACCCGGGATCGGGACATCTTTGAACTCCTGTGACGCCTGCCTAAACCTCTGACAGAGGGTGTCCCAATCGGGCAGGGTCGAGTCCTCCACATATAGTGAATAGGGTTGCTCTGCAAGAACCCGTTGAAAGAATGAGCGCCGTTCATTGAACAACGTGCGCCCGTGGAAGAAATACTCGGAATTGGCTGCGCTCATCACTGCAACCATCTGGGCATACTTGTCGATTGTGCGGGACGGAACCCACACGGTCAGAGACTTCAACAGAGATTCTTCTTCCAGTGGTGCGGCGTAGGCTCCCAGCTCGGGTTCCCAACGCCACGTGCGTTTCAAGAAGGAACAGTCTGCAATGTCGATGAACGGCACCGACTGCGCCTGCTTGTCAGCCATCGTGTACTCCACACCGATGGTTGCCAGCTCTCTCTGAATGGCCGTGTGATTGAACCAGGGTGCGCTCGCGGACACACCCATTATGTTGTCATCACCGTACGTCAGGAGAGCCACACGCTCTTTGAAATCATCACATCCCTCTCGGCCGTCGTCACGAACGCCAGAATACGCATAACGCATGTACAAACTGTTGACGAGTGAGTTGACTATGACTGTGAGTGGTTGGCCCGAAGGATTGGTCCCAAAGAACTCGATGATGTCGCCTTTGATCGAGACGAGTGGAAAGGCCACATCGTGAGCAATGCACTCAATGGTCCTCAAGTCTTCCTCCGTGTGGCCTGCCGCTGCATGGACATTGATGATCACCCGAAACGCTGCCAGGATGAAGGGGGCCACCATGCGCTTGTCGAACTTGCCGTAGTCTCCAGCCACCATTCGTCCTGTTCCGAACTGCGTCAAGTACTGGTGAAAGTGGGTCCACTCAATTGACTGAGTGACGGTGCCTGGACCAGCCTCGAAGACGAACTTGTTCTGCTGCAGGAGGCGAACGAAGGACAGAAGATATTTGCGCATGACCACACTAAAGTCCACCGGAGCACCGGTAAACACGCGTGTTTTCTTTGCCTCGATTTTCGCCTCGGTGACAGCCTCGTCCTTGAGGTGCGCACTGTACACAGGGTATGCACGACGCCCCTCACTGTAGCACTGTTCGATTGCTCGGATGCGAGCCCACACTTCGTCGTCAAAGGTGACAGCGTCCGGTTGCTCTTCCGTTGGGGAGGGACGAATGAAGGCGCGCTTGGTTTTGTTCCATGGAAAGCCCATCGAAGTCGACATGTTCATACGATCTATGTACTTCACACCCGCAACTCCATTCACTGCAGCATGGTCGGACAAGATCACGAGTTCACGCTTCCACGCTTCTCCGTGCACGTTCGCAAGGCCCTGCAGAATGTCACGCGTAAAACTGTCCACACAACGCGCGAGACGCTGCTGATCAATGTCTAGGTGAGGTTGCACCATCTCTTTGACATTGTTGTAGATCGGTTCCCAACCGCTCATGACAGGAGGACCGTGTTTGACTGTGTACTGCAATTCTGCACAAACCACAGCCTGCAACGGTGTTTCTGTGACGCGAGAGCGTGCCTTCGGTAGAGCACCTGGCAACATTCCGTACACATTCGCGACACCATGCTTGAGAAAGCGCGTGATACTCTTGGCATGTGGTGGTAACAAGGTCGGCTCCTCTCCGTTAAGAGAGAACATTGGCTGTCCACCACCCGACACACAGGTTTTACCCAGAAGCTTATTCAGCTGTTCTGGAGTAACTCGCGGGAAACCTGCAGTCGTACCACGTCCAATGGTGTGGAATCCAACAATGACCGGACCCATAGGCGTCATGGCGACTCCAAGGGAGCCACACAATCCAACCCGAGTAGGTTCATTTCCCACACCAAGGTAAACGTCCATGTTTCGCCCAAGTGCTTCAATCCGCATGTTCTCGTACATCGCGCACTTGAACAGATCAGTGTACACGACACCTCCATCATTTTCTCGGCGAACACTCACCATGTGCGTGAACGGGATGTGGGTTTTGTTCCAGAACTTTGTGATGTCCTTCCGTGGCGGAACGCCTGCAATCTCCAACGAGACCAGGTCCACCTCATCCAGTTGGACCAACTCGTCAGTGTGAAACGTCACCGTGACGTTGGATGAAAGCCCACCACCGTCACTGGACACGAACAGAGTCAGACTGTAACCCCCTTCGACCCTACAACAGTGCTTGTTCCACACTAGTCGTTGGCCCCTGATGAAAACAGCTTTCGTACGAAAACGGGAAACACCACATTGTGAAACAAGTTCGATCATGACACAGTTTGCGGCAAACATGTCTCGGACTTGAGCAGCAGTTGCATTCACGAGTGACTGACTTGCGAGTGGCAGGTCAAACCGTGACAACTCCACAGTGTTCTTGTACCACACATTTTCCGATTCAGATTTTGCTAAGTCAGCCTCAGTCGTCCCAAAAGTGTTGCCTTCCAGTGTGAATTCCTCTTCTTCCGAGTCGGCCTGAGTTTGTCGGACACCGTTGTCCGATTCCCCCTCAGGGCGCCGTGGAACCACGTGACTAGCAAGCTTCCAGCTCAGGCACAACGAACCCAAGACAAGTGCGACTGACGCAATCTGCTGCAAGGTATACCTCTGTCGATACGTTCGTCCACCGACTAAATAGCCAGTGATCACGATCTGGCGCTCAGTAGTCATCCATCGGTTGAGAACCATGTAGACATACTTCGCAGCCACGTACTGTGAGATGAGTCTCCCGGCAGCTGTTGCAAGTGTCAAGACCATCAGGTTGAACACGAACGTCCCAAGTCGCACAGCGCAGAACTTTGCAATGGGCACAAGGAAGCACGGGACCTCGAATGCCTGAAGACACTCACAGCTTTCAGAAGTCGAATAGCACAGAGGGCAGACACGAATCCGCTTCATGTACTCGTCGGCAGTCTGAGCTTTGGTTTGAATCTGCTCATGCACTTTGGAGGCATCGCCGAAATGTTTTAAGAATGCGTGAACATCTTCAAACACCTCGACATCAACCAGTTGTGCGGAATCTCGTCCCACGTGATCCACAGGTTCCAATCTCTGGACTGTGATGCGCCAGTAGTCTGGAAAACCTTCCTCGGGTCGCGTGAGTTTGGCGGGGTCAATGAACTTTCCATTCGCGTGCACATACTCGGATTTCGGCTCCACCTTGACAATGTACGGCAATCTTCTACGCACGGCAAGTGGACAATGGAAATAGTCTTGTGCGTTCAGATCAGGTGCGTTGGTGGTCGCGATGACGAGCTTTGCCATGACCGGAGTTTTACCTTTGTCCTCAAGAGCAGCTTGTGATGGTACGTACGGAACATTGTTCACAACACGCAGCAAATCGTCCAAGGTAGGATCAACAGCTGTAGCCTTACTCGAGAGAAGGTAAGCGACATCATCCATCTGGATACACCACTTGCTCGAATCGAAGTTGTTCCAGTACTCCTCCGCCGGGTTTCGCACGTACCGGAAGTGGTCATCTGTCTGCAGGCCATGGATCTTCCCGTAGAAGTAGAACAGCATCTTCGTGAAGCTTGATTTAGCCACACTAGACGATCCATGAAGTAGCACACCGAATGGCTGCTTACGTTCT